GCTGTGCAATCAAGTTTGCAACACGGTTGATTAGAACTGCTAGAGCAGCATGTTCGTCACCAACGTAAGTAGCAGTACCTGATACTGTTGCCTGGTTGTATGTGAATTCAGTTGAAGCAAGAGTGCGCAATGACAAGAGAATTTCCTGGTCAATTTCAGCAGTAATTTCTTGTGCTAGTGCAGCCATGATTTCTGACTCAACATCGATACCGTGCTGTGACTGTGCGTCCTGCGCGGCTTCAAATGTCCAACGTGCTTGCAACTTACGTGACTTGGCTTCAACAGCCTGACGTAGAATCTGCACTGAAATCTGCTTACCACCGTTACCTTCTAGTGATGCAGTATCAGCACCAGTGTAATAGTTGGTGCTTGCAGCATTTGAAGGAACACGTGAGTATGCCTGTGCAATCTTGAATGGTGACAATGCTTCTTCACCAGCAGTTACAGAAGTTGCTGCTGCTGAGTTGTCGGTCAATGACTGCGCATAACGGACACGTAGAGTGTGAATCTGACCGACTGGGCCGGTCATTGGCTGAACACCAACCAACTCGTTAGCGATAACTGTTGGCATAACACGACGGATTACTGGAAGAATCACGCGGTTTAGTGTTGCGATATTACCTGCAGTTGTTGTGCCTGCTGTAGATTCAGCAAGTAACTGCTTCTTTGTGTTCTCAAGAAGAACACCCATTGTTGAGCGGCGAGTGCCTTTTAAGCCTTCTAACAGGGCATCTTTGGTCTCGTCCCAACGGCTTTCTAAGAGTACTTTTGACATTTTCTATTTTCTCCTAAACTATGTCTTTAATTAAAGCCCTGCCAGACGCTTCAACTCAATAACGTTATCAACTTCTTGAGTATCAACTTCTTTTGTTTGCTTGGCAGATTTATCACCAGTTACTTCTGTAACAACTTTAGATTCAGTTAACGCTGCCTTTGCAGGCTTTGCAACTGCATCACCAGTGTTAAGAACTGCTGGTAGATACTTATCGAATGCGTTTTTCAACTTTGCAGTCTGAACGCTTTCAAGTAAAGTTTTCATTACTTGAGCCTTTTCTTCGTTTAATGGTGCTAGAAGTTCTCCTAGTACCTGTTCACGCTGAGTTGACTCTTTGATAATGCGTACTTCACGTTCTTTACTTTCCACTAACTTTTGTGCTTGCGCAATCTTAGCAGCGGATTCGGCTAGTTGTTGATCCTTCTGGACTAGTGCTTGCATCAACTTGCGAGTTTCAGCCTTCTCATTGAGGTGAGTGACTGAGAATTCACTTGCAAATGCTTCGAACAGTTTACGTCCAAAATTGTTTTCTCTAGCAGATTTAATGTCTTCCTTAAGTGTTGATAGTTCACTCTTAAGGTGATTAGAAACGATATCGCTAACTCTTGTTGCACTTTCAGATACGAATTTCTTCTTGAGTGCTTCCAATTGCTTACGACCTTCGGCAACCAACTTGACCTTTGCTTCTACAACTGCTTGTCTATCCACTGCGAATTCTTTAATTTCGCGGGCTAGGGCATGTGTTACGAACTTCTCAAGTTTCTGTTGATTCTCTTGCTGAAGTTTACGGTCAGCACGTAGTTCTTTGATTTCTTCGGCTAGTTTTGTAACCATGAAGTCATTGAACTTTGCTGCGTTTTCCTTCAACTTGAGTTGAGCCTTAACACGGTCTTCGTTCATTGCTTGTCTTTCATTGTGAAATTCTGCAATTTCTTCTGATAGACTTTCGCTAATCATCTTGTCGAGTGCTTCTACCATCACGCTACGGTCATGTTCATAACGTTGTGCGAACTCTTCGTGTAGTTCTGCACGTACTTGTTGGCGGGCTTCATTGAGTTTTGCTTCCCATGCTTCGTTTAGAGCCTGGGCAGTATCCTCTTTGATTAATCCACTTTCAAGTAATGGTTTGATAGCATCAAACATGCTGATATCCCCTTTTATAATTTGAGATCCTTAATGAGGCGCATTACTTCCTCCTTAAGATATCTCTCTACTTTTTTGTCGCCTCTTGCTTCCTTAGCGATATCCATTAGTTTATGTCCATGACGCATGTTCATCATGCCTTCATAGATTGCTTTTGGATATGCGTTTGGTGCGCTAGGTTGAGCAACAATGTCCACAGTGATAATTTCAAAATCACTGACGCGGCCGTCCATGTCGTTTACATTACCTGATCCACGACTTGATACACCTAGTTTGACTCCTGATTCCAACATAGTAGTTACTAACTGACCCATTGGAGTAGGAAGAATTTTTAGTTTTCCAAAACCATTTGGACCGTCCATCCACATACTAGTAATCATATGGGATACACGGTCCAAATTAATTTTTAAATCATCTGGGTGGTCTACTTCGCCTAATACTGAGTAGCCTTCGCCAATTTGTTTGTTAAGAGTTTCAACGGCGTTCTCAATTTCAGAAACGGGGTAAATGCGCTCATTAGCATTCTTTACCCCACCCTGAATGAAGATACCCTTCATATAGAGGGACTTCAATGAGCCTTCACCTGAACTTTCGACCACGATGTTAGCGCGGTCGAATGTTAGATTTTCTCTGAGATACAAAGCCATTTGGTCTCAGTTCCTTACTTCGCTACTGGACTCTTGTTGTTAGCGCCGTTATCACCATGCTTTGGCTTTGGTGCGCTAGACAAGTCTTGCGAACGATGTCCTGGAGCATTCTTAAACTTAGAAGCGCCTTCTACATCTTTCGCTGTTGGTGCTGTACGACCTTTCTCGTCAGCACTGCCGAAATTAACTGGCTTGCTGTCCATGCCTGCTTTGCCAGAATTTGCGGCTACTGGGCTCTTTGTTTGTACGCCATTGTCGCCATGTGTAACAGAAACTTTCTGCAACTGGACTGCTTCCATCATTGCTTCTTCTTCTTCATCACCCATTTCAACGTCAACTTCTTCGTCGCCTTCTTCATCGCCGCCGAATTCGTCTGCGCCTTCTTCACCGCCCATAATTTCTTTGAACTGGTTTAATAGTTCATCTAGTTTATCTTCGATGCGAATTACTGCTTCTTCGGTTTCGTCTTCACCTTCGTCTCCGACTACTTCTTCTTCGTCACCTGCTTCTAGGTCGAATACTTCTTCATCTTCTTCTTCGGAGATGCCAGATTCTTCAGCATTGATTTCGTCCATCAAGTCACCGACTTGTGAACCTTCCATGCTTTCTTCTTCTTCGTCACCCATTGCAACATCACCTTCCATCATATCTTCGTCAGCCATGATAGATTCGTAAATCTCACGTGACTTTTCGACTACGATTTCGTGGAATAATTCGCTTGCTTTTTCCTGATCCTCATTAATAATGAGGTCAATCAATTGTTCGTATTTCTTGTTGTCCATTATAATTTCTCCTGATTAGAAATGGCTTTGTAAAGTTATTTAGTACCCATGTGGCAAAAGCACTCAATAAGTGCTATTTTTTTGCGTTTTTGGCTGGAATATAGAATTTTAGACGCTAGGAGCACCAGATTCCGCTTCAGGTCTGGGTCCATATTGCTCTCTTACTTTGTTTAAGTAGATTTTCTTTTCGTAATTTCTAACGTCTAACATACGTCTTAATTTACGAATTTGCTTTAAAGTAAGTTTAGTTTTACGAGAGGTTCGCCACACAGGCTTGCTGTTATCAGCATTAACATCCTGCATCCCTTGTACGGGCGGTTCAAACATCTCAAATAGTTTCATAATTTTATTTATCTTTTATGCTGCCGGTGTGCCCATTGGGCCTGCTGCTGCGCCAGGTTGTGCTGCACCTGCTGCACCTGCATCTGCTACAGGGGCAGAAACGTCAAGTCCTGCTTCTGCTTCTTGTTCCGAACTTTCAATTTCATCAGCAGTATTTTCATCAGATTCAAAGTCACCTGTTGAAACACCGATGTTACGTAAGTCAGAACCTTTAGGTTCAGCCTTAACTTCTTTCTTGTTTTCTTCTTCCCACATACGCTCATTCTTAGTAATTTCTTCTTCAGTCAATCCTAAGAATCGTTCTAGTGCAAAACGCTTTGAAATATATGGAAACGCTTCCATACTAGCGAATGTTGATACACGTGCTGTATCTAATTCACTTTGACGATATGCAGCAAAGTTCTGTGGTGGATTGAAGTTTAGATTGAACAACCCAGTATCAATATTGAAACCTCTCCAACGCAAGAACAACTTGAATTCTTCATCAAGTTTCATTGCCATATAGTTTTGTAGACGTTCGCAATATTGATTAAAACGGAACTCTTGAATCATTGCTGTGCCAACACGACCGTCACTTAGTGGTGTTGTGTTGTCATCAGGACCAGTAGGTAGATATGAACTTGGAACACGTAATCCACGTGCTAATCGATTATTGAAGTACTTCAAGTCATCAATTTCACCAAGATTCTGTCCACCAGGTAATACTTCAACACTTGAGCCACGACCTTCTGCTGTTACAGGGAAGAAATAATCTTCGTTCATTGATAATGGATTGTATGTTGCGTCTACAATGCTAGCACCACCATATAATGATGGAATTCTACGCTGATGAATTTCGTTCTTAACACGTTCTACGAATGCCATAGCCATGTGACTAGGCATGTTACCTACGTCAATCTTGAACATTCTACGTTCAGGAGCACGTTGTACACGATAGATTAGAACTGCATCTTCAAGCAATTCTTTCTGTTTGTATACTTTGAAAATGTTCTCTAAGATTGACTGACCAAAAGGCCAAAATCTGTCTAAACCTTCCGTCAAACTTAGGTGTACGATATGTTTTGCGTCAATAGCACTTTCGCTTTGACCCAAAGTAAAACGTGAACCTGATGTGTTGTAAGGCATTGCAGGAACAGTATATGGTGTGTTGGTACCACCGCCAGTACCACCAAGCCCTGTCGCAGGGTTTGCAGCAAAGTCAGTATTTGTCTTTTGTGCAACACTTAAGTTTTGTAAGTTAATGTTCAAGTCTTTAAGAACATATTGTTCAGGCTTCTTGCCTTCACTCTCGTTAACAATAACCTTGATAACTTTAACCATATCGACCCAATACAACTTAAAGTTTTCTGGGTCACGAACGAATACTTGGTCTCCGTACTTAATGACGTTACGGAAAATCTTAAACATACGAACGTCAAATTCGTTTAGTTTACACCACTGTTGTAATTGCTTAGTAAGAATTTCTACTTCATGAGGAGTAGGATCTTCCTTAAATTCAATTGTGAATGGTGTTTTATTATGTTCGTTACGCTGTGTGCTAAACTCTGAAATGATATCTAAGCATGCGTTGATTTCAGCATCAACGTCCATCATTTCATATTGGTTGTATCTTTCAATACGATTTGGGTGACCTGTATAGACTTCAGGAAGTCTACTCATGTAGTTCTTGTAGCCGAAATCTGTATTGTTCCAGCCACCTGTAGGCATTCCATTCTGCCCAGGACTGCCATTCCAAGCACCGCTATTGCTGTTGATGCCAGAAATAGGGCTTGAAATACCACTCTTGTTTAGAAATTTTTTTGTATAAGCCATACTTACCCAGTTCTTTAGTTCTAGTATTTAGCGTTAGACGCTAGAACGCTTTAATAATTTGTTATTGGTGTCGTTTCCTTCAGCCAATGTTTCGATAACTGTATCTAGTTTAGCAGCAAGCATTTGCATCATTTCTGAATTCATGCTCATTAGTTTTTCACTAGCATCTGATGCTCTAGTTACTGGCATATTTGCAGGATCAGTAGCAGTAGTTGTAGGTGATGCTACTGAGTTTTTGTCCAAAACTGATGACAACAATGCTGCTGCATCGATATTGTTTGGACCCTCCATAGGAGTGTTAGCCAATTGCATTAGAATAGAATTCTTCTGCAATGGCGCAATGATTTCAGTGCCGTGTGCTGTTAAGTCAACAGGGAAGCCTGTTTGTGGTCCATCAAGCATTGCACCGTCGGCTGCCGATAGTTGGAAGTGTACTGGGTCTCCACGAACTGTTTGGAACAATCCGTTTCTATTAAATGCTTGTACTGCTGCTGGATCACGATAGTTTTGAATGTCAATAGCATCTCCACGTTCGTGCAAACTGCGTCCAGGTTTTGCAACAGGCATACCTGTTTTTCCTCTAGCAAGCCAACCCTTGTACAATCTTTCTTGGTCTTCACGTGAACGTCTAGCACTATTGATTTGAATCTTTTTACCTGATGCTGCTTTATAATCTCTAGCCGCTTTAATAACTGCATGTTGCATAGCAGGATCAAGCATTTCAAAGTTACGTTGTGTACCTGATTCTCCACCAAACT